AATTTTTTCGGCGCCAAATTTTTGAGATTTTCGTTTTTGCGAAATAGGAACTAATTACTACACTACAAAGGAGTTCCCATGGGAAAGAAAAGACGGCTGAATTCAGCTAAAGGAAAGTTTAGAGTCAAGCACAGCACTCATCCACGCGTCCGACATTTGAACGCTCAAGAGGAAGTTGTCGAGGAAGTTGTGGTGGCAGCGACAACAAAACCAGAAGTCGTAGTGGTAGCTGCAGCACCCCAGCCAGAAGTTATTTTGCAAGAAGAAAAAAAAGCCAGAAGTCGTTTTGCAAGAAGAAAAAGTTGAGGAAGCGCCGAAAGCTGCTCCAAAACGCAAACGAACCAAAAAGACGCCCACAAAGCGTCGGAGAGCAAAGAAAACAGTTACCCAAGATATAACAACATAAAATAAGCTCTTCTCCATAAAGAACCCCCGCTTGCCGGGGGTTTTGTTTTGTAAACTACTAATTACTGCGAGGAGAATATTATAGATGCCAACTAATCTCAATCCAAGGTCGCAAACGAGCCCTGTAGTTCTCACGCAAACTGGCTCAAGCACAGCTGTGGCCGCCGCAGTTCCATTTGGAATGTATACGGGGTCTGCTGAATTTTTAAATGGTGCGGCCGTTCAAGTGGCATACACGTACAAGAAACTGGGTGGAGATGTTGTTGATATAGAGCTAACGCCGGCAAATGTATATGCAGCGTATGAAGAGGCCGTCCTAGAATACTCATATATCGTTAATCTTCATCAAAGCAAAAATATGCTCTCGGACGTCTTGGGTAATGCGACAGGGACATTTGACCATCGTGGAGAAATAGCCGACTGCACTTTATCATCAAGTTTGGGGGGCGACAAGGTAGCTCTTAAATATCCACGCTTTCAGTTTGAATATGCCCGGAGAATTGGCGATGGAATGTCCGCGGTAGCCGGCTTTGGAGGAACTGTACCTCAGTATTCTGCTTCTTTCAGGCCCACTGCAAATATTCAAGATTATGACTTACAGAGTATTATTTCAAGTTCCGCGGCCACGGGAGAAGATGACGCAGGGAACCCAGTTATATTTGAAGGAAAGGTTGAAGGGAAGCGCATTATTGTAACACAAGTGTTTTATAAATCTCCGCGTGTCATGTGGCGCTTTTATGGATACTATGGCGGAATTGGCGTCGTGGGCAATTATTCTACTTATGGGCAGTTTGCTGATGATGCGACCTTTGAAATCATTCCTACGTGGCAAAATAAAATGCAGGCTATCATGTATGAGGATTCGCTTTATACGAGAACCTCGCACTATTCCTACGAGATTATCAATAACAATTTAAGGCTCTACCCGGATCCTAGTTACTGGGATTTTGGGGACTTAGATCGAATCTGGTTTAGATTTTATGTAGATACAAACGCATGGGAAGATGATGATAGTTATGAGAGTGGCGTGGATGGCATTAATAACGTCAATACGCTTCCATTTGACAATATTCCGTATGAGAATATCAATTCTATAGGAAAACAGTGGATACGTAAGTATTGCTTGGCGCTGTGCAAGGAAATGTTAGGACAGATCAGAGGCAAATTCACAACAATCCCCATTCCCGGCGAAACGGTGACCTTGAATCATTCAGAGTTATTAGGGCAAGCTAAAGAAGAGCAAACTACTTTAAGAGACAAATTAATAGAAACTCTAAAGGAGATGGAATACACCGAACTAGTTAAGCGAGATAGTGAAAGGTCAGAGGCTGCAGCTACCACGTTGAAAAACTCTCCGTTACCGATTTTTGTGGGGTGATGAACGATGTCAAATGAATGGAAAAGACCACAGCTGCCGCCCCCTTTGTTTTTGGGCGAGAAAGAAAGAGATCTTGTTAAGCAAGTCAATGACGAGTTAATTGAAAAAGTAATTGGCCAACAAATCCTTTATTATCCCATTGATCTCAAAAGAACAAATTTTCATGAAATGTATGGAGAAGCCGTTAAGAAAACCTTTCTGTCACCCATCAGAATTTATGCGTTGGTCGAATTTACAAGGTTTGAAACAGAATATATGGCCGGCGCTGGAGTTGACAAAGTATGGGAAATTAATATTCATTTCCATAAAAGGCGCCTTGAAGAAGATCAAGACATGTATGTGCGCGAGGGTGATTTCGTCTTGTACGGAGATAGTTATTATGAGATAGTCAAACTATCTTACGATAAGCAACTATTCGGACAAATCAACAATATTTTTGAAATATCTGCTATTTGTAAGAGGGCGCGGAAGGGACTATTCGATGCTACCTAAAAACTTTGATTTTGCAATGCTGCCAAATGGCGAAGATGCGGTGACCCTAAAAGAAATAGGGATGTTGGAGTCGACTATAGAAAATATAGATTATGCTATCATGTCTTGGGTTAAAGAAGATTTAATGATAAGTACCACCACCAACGAGGGATTTACCAAGACGCCGGTTTTATGGCAAGTCCCGGAAAGATCTTTTCAAGTTAAACATGAAAAATCCCTAAGAGACCTCGACGGAGCCCTCAAATTACCCTTAATCAGCGTGGAGCGCACCGGCATCGTCAAAGATCCGAACAGAAAAGGTTCATTCCAGGCCAATTTGTATTCCGATGAAAAAGACGGCAGAAGTGGCCGGATGGTGATTGCTAAAAAGATTGTTCAGGATAAGACAAGGAATTTTGCGGTGGCTGCCGGGACCCGAGGAGATGTGACAGGAGAGATAAAGCAACTGTATTACCCGAGAGTGAACCAAAAAGTAGTCATTAAGATGCTTTCTATCCCTATTCCTGTTTATGTAAATATCGACTACAAGATAACCTTGAAATCAGAATATCAACAGCAAATGAACACAATGCTAGCGCCTTTTATCGGGAGAACGGGACAAATTAATGCGTTTACCATGAGAAGAAATGGTCATTTATATGAAGGATTTATCGACCAGGGCTTTACTCATTCCAACAATGTTAACGATCTTGGGGAAGATATGAGAATGTATAGTTCCGAGATTACAATTAAAGTATTGGGCTACCTCATTGGGGAAGGCAAAAGCGATGATCGACCGATAGTTCGCATACATGAAAACGTCGTTGAGATAACTTTTCCTAACGAAGAAACAGTTCCTGAAGGAAATGAGACTTTTTTTCTTTAGGTCAGGAACTCCTTTTCAACTTGAAAATACTATTTAATTAACGATTGCACTACATTTATGCACAATTCGATAAGAGGAACACAGTATGTCAGTGAAAAGTTTTAAATTTGTATCCCCTGGGGTGTTTATCAATGAAATTGATAACTCTTTCATTCCCGCAGAAGCAGACGTCATCGGGCCCGTTGTAATTGGTCGCTCAACTCGCGGCCTAGCAATGCAACCAGTAACCGTCCAATCTTACTCAGAATTTGTTGAAATGTTTGGGGATACAGTGCCCGGCTTCGCCGGCGGAGATATTTACCGCAATGGGAACTTTCAATCTCCCATGTATGGAACATTTGCTGCAAAAGCGTTCTTAGACGCGAATGTCGCCCCTCTTACGTATGTCCGGCTCCTCGGACAACAGGACGCCAATCCCGACTCTACCGTCGATGCCAAGGCCGGCTGGAAAACCACGAACACTATTACTCAAGTGCCTGCTACAAACGGCGGGTCCTACGGCCTTTGGTTATTTACTTCTTCATCAACAAACACCGTTGCAGCCAATTTGGGGACAGGTAGTCTTGCTGCTATTTTTTATGTGGATGACGGCGAGATATACCTAAGCGGAAACGTTTACGGTGGCCACTGTCGCACCGCCGAGCAGGGGAACACCGGAGGTGACCAGAGTGACACATGTGCAGTCACAGGCGCAAACAACGTTATGATCGGTGTGGATTCCGATAATCTATATACGGTTGTCATTAGCGGATCCTCCGGGAAGAAAGAGAAAATTAGATTTAATTTTGATGACACAAGCGCCAACTTCATTCGCAAAAAGTTCAACACGAACCCACAGATGATAAGTGGTGCGACATTTTATGGCAATACTGTTTTGTCGGCAAAGTCGTATTGGCTTGGCGAGTCATATGAACAAGAACTGAGAGACAGAAGTTTCCTATCTAAGTCTATCGGTGTTATGATGTCAGTTTCAAAAGGTGCTGACACCGGTCCGATGGATATGAAGTCTCAAGCCTCCAAAGAGGCGGTCGCTGGCTGGTTTATTGGTCAAGATTTGGGTCTCGCTTCGAATTATACTTCGTTTGAACAAACAAAACTATTCCGCTTAATCGGCCGAGGTCATGGCGAGTGGTTAAACAGAAACTGCAAAGTTTCAATTGCAAATGTTAAAAATTCCACATCAACTACAACCGATTACGGCACGTTCTCCATTTTGATTCGTAGTCTTCACGACACTGATAATAACGTGCAGGTAATGGAAAGATTTGACAACCTCAACCTCGATCCTACGTCGCCCAACTATATTGCGCGCGTAATTGGCGATAAATATACTTCGTGGGATACAACCGAAAGACGACTAAGGACATACGGAGAATATAACAACAACTCAAAGTTTGTGTATGTCGAGATGAACGACGAGGTAGAAGCCGGCGGTACAGACCCAGTGCTTCTGCCATTCGGCTATTTTGGACCCCCTCGTTTTAGAGCGGCTTATGACCTATGGGGGACTGGAGCCGTGAACCTTGCGCCGTACGGCGCTGGCAACGAAACCGCTTCTCCCCAACAAAGCACGCTTTCAAACTTCTTCGTGACGGGGGGTTCCGGAATCGTCGCATCTGGTGGTAGAACCGGCCAGGGTTCCGGGGCTACTGTAGCTACGGATCGTTATTTATCGGGGGGATGTGCTATGTCAAGTTCCCACAATGGCACGGGAGATTGCACAGGATCTCTTGTTTTCCCCGTTGTCAGACTTCGCAACTCTGCATCTGATGGTGGGCTAGCCAATTCGTCAGACGCATATTTTGGAATGCAGACCACTCGTACGGTTACGAGCACAACTTCGGATCCCAGCATCGCTGATTTCCATAGACTGCTTTACACGGGCTATAATGCCGGCGGCGGGCAGAACGCAACCAATCCCCATAGCGTGGCTGGTGTGGAAGATTATGCATATGTCTTCTCTCTAGATGATATTGTTTTGAAAACTGCTGGTGGAACTGACTTTTTCTATCAGTCCGGTTCTAGACTGTTAGAAACTGCTTATTCATCTGCCTCTTATACGGACTTGTTGGATGCTCAAATTAATAGTTTCACCGCCCCGTTCTTCGGCGGTTTCGACGGATTTGATATCAAAAAGCCAGATCCAATGTACAACACCGGCATGGGCTCAACGGACGCAGCTAGCTATCGTTACTACACTTGGAAGCGGGCAATAGATACTGTTGCAGACCCAGAATTCTTAGATATGAACTTATTGGCAGCACCTGGCCTAACCAACACCGGTTTGACCACGCACATGGTCAGAGTTGGCGAAGATCGCGCAGACGCCCTTGCTCTCATTGACCTACCAAGTGTGTATGTGCCTCCCCATGAGTCATATCAGACAAGCAAGGATAAGCGACTTCAAAGTACGCCTCAAAATGCTGCCAACGCCCTTCGGGACCGGATAATCGACTCAAGTTATGGCGCAACATTCTATCCATGGGTACAAACCCGCGATGACTCGGGCGCAATGCTTTGGGTCCCGCCGTCTGTCGCCATGATGGGGGTTCTAGCTTCTTCAGAGGCAGCTTCCCAGATTTGGTTTGCTCCCGCTGGTTTCAACCGCGGTGGCCTTTCAGAAGGTGCTGCGGGAATTCCCGTTGTGGGCGTCACACAGCGTCTTACTTCGAAAGAGCGCGACACCCTTTACGAAGCTAACATTAACCCCATTGCTTCTTTCCCCTCCACGGGAATAGTTGTCTTTGGTCAGAAGACGCTTCAAGAGCGTCAGTCTGCGCTTGATAGAATCAACGTGCGAAGGCTTGTGATTTACTTGAAAAAGCAAATCTCCATCCTTTCTACGCAGATTCTCTTTGAACAGAACGTTCAAGCAACATGGAATAGGTTCACAGCACTCGTTGAGCCCTTCCTTGCCAACGTTAAGGTGAACTACGGTATTACAGATTATCGTCTGATTCTTGATGAGTCTACTACTACTGCAGACCTTATCGATCAGAACGTTTTGTATGCAAAGATTATGATTAAGCCAGCCCGCGCCATTGAATACATTGCCATCGACTTTGTTATCATGTCAACGGGAGCTTCGTTTGATGATTAAAGATGCGAGGGATTTTTCCCTCACCACACTATTTAAAAATAGAATATAGGAGTTTCAACACATGGCATTCTGGTCAACAAATTTCGGTGAGGGCACCGAGCTAAAAGATCCCAAGAGGCAATTTAGGTTTTATGTGGAGTTTCAAGGAATTAACGCCCCACAAGGAGGCGCTGTGCTTTGGTACGCCAAGACGGCCGCCAAGCCAAGTTTTCAGGTTGCCTCAACAGAACACAAGTATTTAAATCATACGTTCTTTTATCCAGGCTCTGTAACGTGGCAGGATGTTACCGTTACCCTTGTTGATCCGGTTGAACCCGATATGGCGGCGACTTTGGCCGATATTTTAGTTCAGTCGGGATATTCTCCTCCCACTGATGCAACTACTGATAGCATGGGCACTATTTCCAAGGCCAAGGCAGCAAATGCTTTGGGTACCGTTACCATCACACAGATTGATTCAAATGGGGATTCCTTAGAAAAGTGGACTCTGTGGAACTCATTCATTACTGATGTAAAGTTTGGAGATTCATT